CTTTGTAAACAGTTACCTTACGATACTTGGTGTTGTATACCCATACTTCAGACGATCCAACAATCGTCTCTGGTTTGATTGACTTAAGATTCAAGTCAGCAAATTCTTTCATGTACTTCATCTTGGCAACAACCTTGCTTGCTGGTTGTGGCTTACGCTTTCGTGGAGCACGATTCGCTTTAGCAGTCTGCACTTGTTGTTGGCAGTCACTGATGATACCTTCCAAAAACTCGGCAAACTTCTTTAGTTCTCGTTTGGTAAGATGTGAGTAACCTTCTACCAGTTGATCATCTTCTCCTTCAAGTGCTTCACGAATTTCTTGGGCATTACCCACAAATAATTCTCCAATGCGTTTAGCAATGGGTCCAGCCACTTGATTAGAAAGAAGGTAATTCTTTGTTGAAAATGTACTCTTGCATCCACTAATAACAAAGTCATCAATCGCACCCTCAATTTCTGAAGCAAGTTCATGCGCTTTCTCTTCCATTCGGTCTTGAATACTAACTACAGGTGTTGGATCTTTCTCAACCTCGATCTTCTCGATAACTTTCTGAGAATCTTCTAACATACTCTTCAGTGTTGTAGTGAAAAATGGGCTGTAGTCAGACAATTGCTTCAAGTCTGTCTGCTCATTTGACATGAGACGACATAGTGAACCAAATGTACTAAATCGGTAGTCGGGGAGTTTCTTGAGTTGTTTGGCGATCTTTGGTTCTTTCTTTGAAAAGAATTCAATCGCAAACAGTTTCTGTTCTTTTACACCAGTGTGTACAGAATAATAACCCAACGCACGACTCAGACTTTTGGTAAAGTCCAGTTGGTCGATTGTTGGTTCAAATTTCTTTTGTGATGCAAGAATAGCTTGATTCTTTGCACGACGCTTTGCAGTATTGACAGTCATAGGTTTGTAACCTCCATAATATAATATCTATTATACCGCAATTCGCAATTAAAGACAAGCACTATTTTGCAGTAATTTTCTCGTATAGTTCCACGAAGTCCTCGTGGTCTGCAACTTCTTGTGCAAGATTCTGCTTATGATATGTTTTTGCAATCTTGGAAATAACTTTCTTTGGAATTTGCAATGTATCAGATTGATCTTTAACGATTTCTCGAATTAGATCTCGTTCTGCTTCAGTACGAAGTATTGAGTTGCTAATCTCTTGAATAGCACCTTGTAAATCTTTTTTCTGTTCAGGTGTTAATGCGTAATTCATTTCTTACCTCCAAATGTTACTCCAGTTGTTCCACCAACAACTCCACCGAGAATTAGTGCAGCCATCCAAGTATCAATAGATACTGGAATAGCAAGAGCAGGGAATAATGTATTCAGTGACCAAATCGCTGCGATTGGCATCACCAGTGCTACTAAAAGCACTATTGCTATAATAATCAAATACTTCATAGATCAAAACTCACTTTAGTTACGGAGTCCCAACGGAAGGATCTCCACTCTTGTTTTTCTGTATCAAAGACACGAACTGCGGATCCAGAATCCTTGGTACTTGTTCCTTCGCCTTTGGGTTGCTTGTCTGTCGGAATTCGTCCTTCACAGAGAGTACATCGCATATCTCTAACTGTACCATCTTTTTTGGTAAAAGTAATACACAAATCTTTTGCTTTGTCGTCATGTAGAATTCCTAGAGTCCATGTTTTAAATTCGTCAAACTCTTTATCTGTTTTGAACACTGTTTGCATTATCAATTTCCTTTTTCAAATCTTCAATCATTGGACCAAAGAATGATAAGAATTCTTTGGTATCATAAAATGTAGTATGCCCATGGTCTGTTAAAATCTTTCCATCTTCCTTATACGAAGTTTGTTTAATTGTAAACTCCACCAAATCATATGGTTGTGTTTTAACAGTAATTACCCTGCGCAAACCTTCTCGAACTAATTCATACTCATAGTTCATCTTTTGCCTTTCTGTGCTTAGGTTGACGAATGTACTGAACCTTACTCTCAACTACACGCATGCGGTATTTGGGAGTGCGTAAATCCTTTGCTATTGGATCTCTAGGTTTCATTCGTTTATTATACACTTTCTTTCCTTACAAGGCAAATTTCTTTAACACTTCCTTTGCATCATTGCAGTCACCCATCAGATTATCCATCTCTGCGAGAATAATCATTTCTTGCAAACTATCTGCAAGTCGTTGGTCTTCATCATCTAATAGATTATACCATTCCTCGTATTCTTCCAATGAATCTAAAGACCACATATGGTCTAGCATCTCCACTTGATACTCAGTTAGGTTTTCAATCGTAATCATGCTGCATCCTTAAAAATTCCAGACCATGTCATCAACTTGTTCAGCTTCTCATCTTTTGCAGTCATTACTGCAGACTCAGAGACAATACCATTCTCGATAAGTAAATCAATCATACACATCAAGTCACCAATTTCTTCTTCCAAGTGTTCACGATTCGTCTGACCATTATGTTCGTCATCCATACCGAACCTGAACACCTTACTTATCGCTTGCGTAACTTCAGCACATTCTTCTTGAGTGATCAAGAGAATCTCACTGTCAATCGCATTCTTTTGTTTCATTGCTGCAAATTTATTCATTTAGCTCTTTCAATTGTCACACGATAACTCTTACCATTCCTGTCAACCACTGTCATGGTTTTCTTTGTAGACAGGAATTCTCCACTCTTTCCTAAATCCCATTGGACTTTTCCAACTGAATCCACGAAGGATCCATATACATGAGCATCTTTCTTCAAAGAGTCATTTATCACTTTCGCCATATAATCACAATATTCTAACATATTAATCCCAACTTTTTTATCACCAAATTGTTCGTTATAATCGTAGCCAGCATGGTACGCTTCTATGTCAGCATCAACCACTGCATCGATCCTTGGACCAGACATACCACCTACACCACCACGATGTGGATCACGAGGACGATTGTAGTAAGAATCAGCTGAACCACGATCGAAGAAAGATCCATGCTCTTTGTCGTAGTGCTCAAGTTCCATCAATGCTTCTTTATAATTCATATCACTCTCCATAATATTGAGCATCATCGTTTGCCATTTCTTCGGCATAAGACAAAAACTCGTACTGTTTTTCAATTTCCAACTTTTCTCTTTCTTGTACTGCATATTGTGCCCATTCAAAGGGAACTCCAAGAGTAACAGAGATGAATTTAGCAGTCATACCCTGCTCAACCAACTCATCAATTTCCATCGATAACTCAGACATTTTGCCCATAATATTTTCCTTATTCAAATTCGTAAAATTTAACTGTAGGATCCAACTTCTTTAATTGGCTTGCTGCAGTGGTCAGTTCACGATACTTCGCTTGCACCACACTTCGTGGAAGTTCACCATCGCAAGTCAAATTCTCAGGACTCAATTCAGAGTCAATGCAAGATGCCAAACGCTGACGATCAGCATGGGTGCTCAAACTGTGTTGAGTGCCTTTGAAAATAGCATTCCATTGGTTTTTCTTGGCGATATAAGCATTTAACTGTTTCATAATCTAGTTCCTTTTCAACTTTCTAAGACTATATTATACGGTAGTTTGCAATTAAAGACAAGCACTTTCTGCCTGCAAAAAAACCCCTGTAAATTCAACAACTTACAGGGGTCTAAAACCCTACTAGGAGTGGGGTTATTCTACTTCCAGTACTTAGAGTAGTCTACCTTATTCCAATAAGCATCGTTATTTCTGTTCCAAAAGTTCTTCACTAGATACCATGCCATACCAAAGTACCCCATTATCTGGAATCTTCTACTATCTTGTCCAAAATAGTGATTCACCAATTTAAACTTCTTAACATCGTATCGTTTAGATAAAAAGAAGTCTTCGCTGGTTCCGTATTTTGCAGCGAATCCACCGAACTCTTCAAATCTATCTCTGCGTGTTAGCATAAAAGCACCAACAGCGAATGGAACTTTATATTGCATAATTCTGTTGATGCAGTTAAACATCATAAACCCGATTTGCGCACGGAAGTCATCATCATAACACTTTGCATACAATCCAACAAGATCTAAGTTATTGGTTTCTAATTGTTCAACTGCATCACGGATAACTGTGTCGCTGAAGAAACGAACATCAGCATCAATGAATAGAATGTATGGAGTTGTTACTAGGTTTGCTCCATTGTTTTTAGCGATAGAAACTGGACCACCTTCAATAACTTCAACATTCAGATCACCTTTCATTATTTGAATGACTTCTCTTGTATTGTCAGTAGAGCAGTCAGCGATGATAATTCTAGTATTACCTATCTCTTGCTGGCGCAGATGCATCAACAAATGTGTAATGTAGGCTTCCTCATTTTTACAAGGTACTACAATTGTAATTTTATTCTGTAATAACATTATCACTCTCCTGTGTCCATGTAACTATTTCCCATCGACCATCATGGTGTTCAACAAGAGCAGTACATGACTCAACCCAATCGCCATCATTCATATATGTAACACCATCTATATCTTTGATTTCTGCGTGGTGTATATGACCACAAATGACTCCATCAAAGCCACGCTTCTTACAGTATGATGCAAGATTTTTTTCAAACTGAAACATAAAGTCAGATGCTTTTTTAACTCTGTGTTTTAGATATTTAGATAAAGACCAGTAACCAAATCCCAGTTTACGACGAACCCAATTAAATTTACTATTCCAATCAAGAACTAAATCGTATAGTTTATCACCAAGAAATGTCAACCATGGTGCTAGTCTAGTAATACCATCGAATAGATCACCATGTGTGACTAGGTATCGTTTACCGTCTACACCGACATGTTCTGTTTGGTTTTGTATTTCAATCAGACCAAAAGAAAATCCGTAAGGGATCATTGGTCTTAAGAATTCATCATGATTGCCTGCTACGTAGATTACTCTGGTTCCACGTTTGGCATGACCAAGTATTCTGCGGACAACATTAGTATGGCTCTGTTTCCATCGCCATTTATTCTGCGTAATTTTCCAAGCATCAATGATATCACCTACGAGATATAGAGTCTCGCATGTGTTATGTTTCAAAAAGTTATTTAATTTGTTTGCTTGACAATCACGAGTACCTAAGTGAACATCACTTATGAATATCGTTTTATAGTTCATTCTTTTTAGCAAACTTTTCCGATGCTGTGAAACCTAGTCCTGCAATCACAAGATAAATCATTGAATCGAATAAGGCAGGTGTTACCTTGTATCCATGAATGTCAGCAACGAATGCATAACCACACAATAAAAATGCTAATAGTGTTATGACTCGTTTGCTGCTGACAGTTTTATTGACACTATCAGATAACATGCTGTTTAGCCAGTTCATAGATTAGTCATTTCTGCTATTTCTGAATGTTGGGTCACCAGATTCATACACTGGCATTGTAGTTGCATTTGCTAGTGGAGATACTGCTGGAGCCATACCCATGCCCATGCCCATCGACATTGCTGGTCTTGGTATTCCACCCATTGATGGTGCACTTGGTGGTGGAGCAACTGGTGTTGGTGGCTTGTCCCAGCCTTTGTTTGCAGCTTGTAGTGCTAACTTCTGTGCATCTTTATCACCACCTGCCAACATAATACCTGATAGAGTACCAGTTAGAAATGTAGCGATAGGAATGATCAACTCAAAGAACTTCTGGTCAATAGGACTAATAGCGTTCAATGGTTGAGTAACGAAAATGATAGAGTAAAGAACTACGAAAACAATCCCAACAAGAGTAAATGATAAACAAATACCGATGAAGAATTTTAAACGAGCCATTAGTTGCTCTTCTGAATACATAACTGGTTCACTCATTTGCATGCTCCTGCTGGTAGTGGTGTTGACATTGATGGTGGAGATGTTTTACCTTCTCCATCTTTTGGTGGTCCAAGACGAGGGTCTCTCTGTCCTTTAAAAATATGTTCTGGGCAAGTTCTTGTAACATCACACAAAGGCATTTTACAGATATCCCTTTCCCAGTTTGCTGGATCTTGACATGGGTAACGGAAACTTTCTTTACTGACCATTGAGAAACCAATAGGTATCAATAAAAGAACAGCTAATCCCCACATTAAATGTTTATCGTTCATTTTAAATCCTTTTTGTAACTATTGTATTTAGTTTACTTGCTAGTTGCATGATAAACACCATCCCAATCGGAGGGTTTACCTTTGTTTAATCGTTCCAACATCAATTCATAATAATGTTTCAGTTCACTATCTTCTGTGATAAGAGTTTTGCAATGTCTTATGGCATTTTCCCAATCTCCCTTATAGTAATCCGAGAGAAAATCTTCATGTTTCCAGTTTGACTTTGCTATAGCATAAATGTGCAGACCAATTGTCTTACCTTTTACTGCGATACAATCAAGTTGTGTTACATCATAAACATGTTTCACACGCTCTGCTGTATCTGGACCAATTACCAGCAAAACTCCATAGCCTTTTGTTTGCCCCTCAAGACGTGCTGCAGTTGATACTGAATCACCGAGTACGTCATAACCATAACGATCGTTGGCACCAATGTTACCAATCAGAGTTGGACCAGTGTTTACACCAGCACCCATACCTACTGGTGGACGACCTTCTGCTTGAAGTTCTTTGTTGAACTCTTCAATCGCTTGAATCATCTCAAGAGCAGTGCGAACTGCAGTGACTGGATGATCTTCATCATCAACTGGTGCGTTGTGTACGTGCAATGATGCATCACCGATAAACTTAATAATACACCCACCATTTTTTAGAACTGGTTTAGATAATGCATCCATGTAGCGATTCATAACTGCAGTTAACCCTTGTACATCAGCACCGAATGATTCACCAAGTGTAGTAAAACCACGGAGATCTGTCATAACGATAGAGAGATCTCGTTTCTCACCTTTCAATCGTTCAGCTGCACCTTCAGGATCTTCTGCCAATTGATTAACAATAATTGGTGATACATAACCACCAAACTGTTTCTTTATTTGGAGTTTCGCACGCAACTCGACAAGGAACTTGACGATGTATCCATGGAAGCTGCAAATCCCAATGGCAAGTATCGGGAAGACAGCATCAAGTAGATACTGAGATCGAACAAATAATTCCATGCCACCATAGTAGGCAGTGAATCCCAGTAAGAGTGCGAAGATGTAGCCATGTGTGAACCTTGTTAGGTAAAGTGATAGGAGTACTGCCACTATCATGAATCCCAACTCAGCTGCCAATGCCCACTCTGGTCTACTTATGTTAGTGCCACTTGTTACTGTATCTAAAACTGCAGCTTGTAAATAATGTGGATAGATTGACCCCACAGCTGTTGCGACAGGGTTGTTAAGACCTTTTGCGGTAAGCCCAACGATGACAATTCCTCCAGCGAAGTCGTTGGGTAACTTAGAGGCAGAATGCTCAATTGGTTTGTTTGTTGGATCCAACCAAATCCTACCGAGTTCGTCGGTATCAATTTTTCCGAACTTTGGAACTCTGACTGCTTGGATTCTTCCTTCATCAACTTTAACTTGGAAACTTGGATCTCCGCTGGCAACACGCAATGTTTCCAAACTAATGCTTGGGTACAATTCCCCTTTGGCATTGACGACCATTGGAATTCTTCTGGTGACGCCATCGATTTCTGGGAGAGTATTAACAACACCAACACCAGTAGCCACGTCGTTAATAACTTTATTATTTGCTCTGATACCACCATATGTCACTCCTGTATTTTCAGCTGTCCCACCAATAACAGAAACTCCTGGACGAAATGGTGGATGTTTTGAATGTTCACTATCTGCAGCATGAGGCAGAACTACAGGAACTTCTTTTAGTAAACTTGCTAATTGAGCATCTTGACCAAAGCGATCACTGTCAGGCATGTAGATATTAAACACAACCAACCCAGCATTACGCTTATACAGATCAGCAATGAGATTGGCATATTGTCCACGAGGGAACGGGAACTGTCCTTTTTGTTGAAGATAGGCATCGTCAATATTTACAACGTGTATCGTTTCCGATGTAGTTGTACCTTTACTTGTTATTAGTTGATCAAAATAACGAAGTCGAACTGACTCAACAAATGCTGGATCAGCGATACGAATACAAAGCAATAGAACTAGAGTTGCTACTGCCATCCATGGTGATAATAGTTTTTTCATTGACCCACTGTAACTTGCCCACAAACAGAGACACAAGTTCTTTCTATGTTATATGTTTGACCACCAGACTGATTTAATAGAACAGAAGCTGGTGCACCTTGGTTATTTAGTATGATAGTTGCAGCATTTTTAGTGTTGCCTGTTTGGTTTACTACAGCAGAGTTATCGTTACCATTCATACTAACATCCAAATAATGTGCACCCAAACCATCTTGTAGAGCACTTAAATTATTACTACTTCCATTCGTAACAATAAATGTTTGTTTCACAGAATTACCTACCTGTGTTATATTTTGAGTATTATTATTTCCATTAATATTTGTGCTTAGGTAATGTCCATAAGGACCAGTGTTTCTTTGATCTGTAGTAACTGAATTGCTATTACCAGAAACATTAACTGTTTGCATATGACCACCTTGATCGAAGGTAGACTGACTCTGCCCAAGATTTAAATTATTAAATGAACCATAAACATTAGCTTCAACTAAATTTTTACCAAGAGGGTTTACAATATTACCTTGTTTAATTATAACAGTGTTCCAATCTCCATGTATTGGCATAGCATTAGCACCAATACCAGCTACCATATTTCGTTGACCTTTTTGTTCAATGTCTAAAGTATTATTTGAACCAACTTGATCTATATGGATAGAATTTTGTGTTATATTATTTCTTCGAGAAACTGCAGCATTGAATTGTGATTGTTGTGCAGCTGTTATTGTACTAACATAAGCTGGTGGTGGAGGTGCAGCTGTTTGTCCAGCTGCAAGTGGTGTAGTTGAACCATTAGCAGCATAAGCATTAACTTGTGATACAGTTGGGTTTACCGTGCCAGTCCAAGTAACTCCGCTGGTGTTGGCAAATCCTTGCGTCATACTGAACAACTGTCCAGTGTTGTTATCATTACCAACAAAGAAGAAATAGTCTGTACCCATATTGATGATACGACCAGTACCCATTACTGATTTCTGTACACCAGATGAATTATATTGAACTGCATTCCATGGATTTGTAGCATTACCAGTTGCAGCAAAAGCAACATAGTCTCCTGTTGCCCAAGCAAGTTGTCCACTAGTCCAAGGAATTTTATATACAGTTCCTGGATTTTTACTATAAATCTGACACGTTGCTGTTTGAGTACATGCCTGAACATTCCACTGG